GACCACTCAGGTTCACTTTCAGCTTGAACCACCTAAGAAGGAAGCGAGAAATCGTACCCTCTATAGATGGTTCTTATATGGGCTGGAAGGGAAACTTGAGAAGGTTCTCAAGTACAAAACAGCCTGGATCTTGGCGGTAGCTCTAGAACAACGGGAGCTACCTGAACCCATGGAATTACACCCAAACGATCGGGTGGAATATCTCATGGGGGGTGGGATGGGGCACTCCATTCTCGCCCGCCTCCGTCATGGGGCTGGAAAGAAGAAGGTGGTTAGGTTTGCTCAGGACATCTACTTTGCAAAGCGGGGTTCACTCGCCGTAGATGATCGCTTTATTGAAGCGGCTCTTGAGAAACATCACGAAACATTAACTAACCACCCGGAATATGAGGTGTATGATGACCTCCTGAAGGCCGTTGTCCGGACAGTACACGAAGTTTATCCTCGGATAAACCGTCCGGTCAATGACATTAAGGATGATTGGGATGGAGATCTTGTGCCCTTTTGGATAGGGTGTAAGGTTCTTACATGCCAGGAAGTCACGTGGTGGTCTGAAAGATCAATTTCTTTTAAGAAATATTTGGTACCCTCCCAAGGGAAGGTACCAACTTTTGGGTCTTGTGTTGAGAATCCCCGAAGTTTGGGAGGCGCTATGGCGTACCTAACTTTGGGATCTCCGGTTCTCACACCCCGTGAAGGTTATCTTTGGAGTTTTGCAAGATGTCGAACTCTTGTGTGCGAGGTTCGTGTTCCTGATCCTTTCTGGCAGGATGATTTTGTCGACCCTATAGTTATAGAAGCTCGACAAAATAGGTGGATACAGTGTATGCCTGTTGCATTATGTGAACCTTTTAAAGTTCGCGTAATTACAAGGGGCTCTGCGTCCGCCTATCACCTGGCTAGAATGTATCAGCCTACGATTCATCATCGTATGGCTGAGCAGGAACCGTTCCGACTCACAATGGGTCCGATGGATGAGGGACATTTGGAAAGACTCCTCGGGAAGGCCACAATTTTTGGCCATTCCCATGATGGGTTTTGGGTGTCTGGGGACTATGAGGCGGCTACGGATAATCTACATCCAGATCTCTCTGAGATTGCGATGCGGGAAATCTGTCGCTGCCTCAATATTTCTCCTGAAGACGAGTATGTACTTAGTGGTGCATTGACTCGTCACCTTGTTCATTGGGTGGGCGACGCAAAGGGGCGTCATGCAGAATTCCAAAATTGGGGTCAGTTGATGGGCTCGCCTGTCTCCTTCCCGATTTTGTGTCTAGTAAATGCCGCGATCACGCGGTACTGGATGGAGCGAGAGATGAAGAGAAAGTTTTCTCTCCGTGAAATACCAATGTTGGTAAACGGAGATGATATTCTCTTTTGGTGTCCCTCCTCCAGTGCTTATGATCGGTGGAAAGAGCTAGTCACAAATGCGGGGTTAAAGCCAAGTATAGGAAAGAACTATTGTTCTGATAGGTACCTGGTTATTAATTCGGAGATAGCTGAAATTGGTCGTACTGTTGACTACTGGGGTCAAGAGACCTGGTCATTGCGGGAAAAGCTTCCCGCGATGAATTTTGGTCTCTTGTATGGTACTGTCAAATCTGAAAGCAGTCATGCTTTGGAAAAGACAGTCTTCGGTAGTCATGAGATGCAGCGCGACTCAATTTATCAGAGGGCTCATGATTGGGTGGACGGTTATCCGGAGAACAGGGACTTCATGATGAGTGTTTTTATTAAATACTGGAAGAAAACCCTACACGATGTTCCTAAGGAAATGTCGTGGTGGGTTCATCCCAAATATGGAGGACTTGGCTTGCCTGTCACAAGGCAAGTAGTGATAACTGAACGCCAAAGAAAACTGGCAGCAATGATACATCTTGATGGAAGGCCTGGAACTGTTGGAAGTACCTTGAAAGGTATCTCCCAGCCTATTCCAGGATTCTGTGCGGCATATTTTTCCGCATGGACTGGAGTTTTGAGGAAGATTGGTTTTACTTTTGGGAGAGGGGGTACCAAGGGTTCTGGAGAAAATTGGAAAATTTTCCGATATTTTATCAGAACTGGTTTCGATCCCACCGATCCCGAAGGTTATGCGGCATGGTTCCGGAGTTTTATGAAACTCTGGAACAAGTCCAAGACCCATTGGTCCAAAGCTCTAAGCTTCCGGAAGTGTGTGCAGGGTCCCCAGACCGATTTTGGGGGGACCTCGCGCGTTCTTCTTTCA